CTCTATTAGTAGCTGCACGACCTTCACGCATATTTTTAGTAACTTGTGATTGATTGAGCGCAGCAGCCTGAGCCAACTGAGCCAACTGACGAGCACCCGCTGTATCGCCTTCACGGTTCAAAGCGTAAGAAGCTTGAGCTAAACTTTGAGGATCAGTCTGGTCTACGCCTCGCAAGACTTGTTGACGAAACGATTGAATCTGTAACTGAGGGTCTTGAATACCGAGAGCACCAGCGCCTACATCAGCTAGACGATTAAAGCCCATCTGGATATTAGCCTGACCTTGCTGGAAAGGATCCAACTGAGCCATCTGAATAGCTTGAGCACGTTGAACGGCTTGTCGTTGTTGTTGGTATTGATCAGGCGTAGCAAATAAGCCAGCCACCATAGATTGATTATCTGCCATCATTATGTTCCTTAATTACATCCAACCTTGAGCAGCTGCGTCAGCCATCCAAGAAGCATCCCCTGAGCCACCAAAGGTAGACTGAGGAATAACGCTTGAGCCTGTAGTCCAATCATAGGCATTACCTGTAAAAGGATTTAAGCCCATATTAGCGTTCTGCCCAAAGACACCTGCTGAAGCATTACCTAGAGAAGACAACAAAGTACCTGAAGGACTATAACCATAAGCGGGAGTAGACATGAACCTACCAGCATTAGCTCCAGCGGTTGCGGTACGTCCAGCCAAAGAAGCACTCAACTCTAATGGCTGTTGTCCCAGAGCTTCAGTAGCACCAGCGGCTTGTAAGCCAGCAGTATATGGTTGATACGCACTAGACAACAAACCTTGACCAAACTGATACTGTTGTTGACCTGCTTGAGTGGCATTAGCGGCTAACTGGAGGTCTTGCATGGCACGAGCGTTCGCTAGAGCTTGATACTCAGGATTAGCCATACCTAAATTACCACCTTGAGCGACTGACAAGCCTGTACGACCTGTGTTGCTCAACTGGTTCATCAAGTTAGCTGACTGTTGTTCTCGCAAAGGAGCCAACAAAGCTTGTTGATTAGCAATGTATTGCTGTGCTTGCTCCTGAGGAGACTGAGCCATGTACTGACGACCCATAGCTTGAATGTTAGCTTGGTCTTGTAAATTCTGACCAACACCACCCATCAAAGTATTCTGAGCACTCTGAAGTCGAGGATCTAAAGTATAACCTGCACTAGTCAAGTTCCCTTGAGCGTCATACCCAAAGTTAGACGTACCGAAGGTATTAGTAATACCTACAGGACGGAACTGAGCAGCCCTAGCAGCTTGTTGAGCAGCTTGTTGAGCCGCAGCACTCTGTTGCATACCGCCAGCAGTAGAAGCACCGCCTTCAAGAGCACCACCAATGGCGCTACCTGCCTTGCCCCCTAAAGGGCCTCCGAAATAGGTTCCAGCAAGACCGCCTACTGTACTAAGTAATCCCATAATGTTTATTCCTCTTATAAATTAAGCAGTACGTTTCCACATATACACAGTAATGTATGGCTGATAGTTAGCGTTAGTACCTGATGAGCCTGTAGTACTGTTAGATACTGAGATACCTGTTGTAGCGGAACTTGTGCTGGTTGCTAGTGAATTGACGTTATTGTATAAGGCCGCGCTAACAGGGTCTGATTCGCTAGCAGGATAATATCTAATTCCGTGTGCATGTCCGGGGTCTGTAACTGTTGCAGTATGGGTGTGACTTACAACGATAGCGTCAGCAGAACCGCCTGTCTCTTCAGCGGTATCAAACAGAGCATTACTAGCGTTAAAACCTACTAATACACGACCAGCGGCAAAGGCAGTCCAAGTACCGAATCCCAACAAAGTACCGGGGTTAGTGGCTACTGAAGCGTTAGTGTAAACTGATCCTACAGGATATAGGGCTTGCATGGCAGCAGTCACAAGAGCCGCAGTAGCAATCTGTGTTGTATCTGTACCTACGGACGCTGTTGGAGCTGTTGGAGTACCTGTAAAAGCTGGACTAGCTAAGTCGGCTTTAGTAGAAACAGCTGTGGAAATAGCGTTAAATTCAGTATCGAACTCAGCGCCTTTAACGATCTTTAAAGCGTCACCTGAAGGTAGGCTATCTTTACTTGTGAAGTTGGTACTTTTGGTGTAATTTGACATTATACAAGCTTTCCGTTCTTAGCGTGAATTTCTAGTTTCTGAATAGATAAGGGGAGACTATTAATATCTGCCTCATAACCTGTTTGAATTACCTTACCTGAACCATTAGGATAGACCTTAAGTGTCTGCAAAGCAATACCATCGCTGTATTCCGTACCGGAAGTATTATACTCTGCGATACCGAAATAAGATACGCCTTGAGTAGGAATCTGTACGTTCTGTGCTTGATAACTACCTGTGAAGTCATAACCCCATTTGAAGGTCACATATTGGTTACTACCGCCAATGACAACAGCGTTAAGACGTTTCAAGACAGATGTAACTGATGGTGTACCTAAGTCAGTATGGTTAGTGAAGTACTGGAAACGATAAGTAGACGTATCATCTAAGTAGCCAGTATGCTTACCTATGAAACCTGCCTTACCGATAAGCAAGGAACCATCTGTAAGGACACAGAAGCTCTTAGGCTCAATACCTGTCCATGATGTAACTCTAGCAGCACCATCTTGTAGTGCTCCACGCATATCGAAGCAGTAGACTTTCTTCAAGACAGGAAGAGTCAACAAGTAGAAAGCATCTCTAGGTGAATACACAGCTTTGATTGTCGCAGCATCTTCGCCGTTCACAGCGGTCATCAATTCATTACGTACATTCTTAGATAGGTCACGCAGAGGAGCTGACTTTTCTTGGATAGTACGAGTGACGCTACGAACACCTGTGTCAGACAGGAAGATAACGTCTGTGCCTGTGTTAACTACTGAGTCTCTAGCGAGACAGCCAATACCTGTGACAACATCATACAGAGTCATCGTAGCTGGTGTATTAGCACCTGTGTAGACTAAAATGTTATGCTTACCGAAGATAAACAGAAAGTTATTATGAGCAGCTAAGGCAACGATAACGTCACCTCCTTTAGGCCACACAGATGTAGTATCTAAAGTACCTGCTGTACCTGATCCGAACTTATGAGGGTTCTTCAAGTCAGACCATTGAACAGTTACTTTGTCCGTTGTAGTGTCAGCATTCCAGATACGACCATAGGCACTAATAACGATATTAGCTAATTGGACTGTACCGTTATAACCTGACTCTTCATCTACACGATAGTATGTCGTTGCAGACGATACAGGATCGAAACCGATAGGGACATGACCACGCTGATAGAAGTAGAGATCACCATCAAGGAAAGCTGTAGACCAGTTACTGTCTGTGATCGTAGGAGCTGTACCTACACCGTTGAAGGTAACTTCGGAGAGCGTAGTGCCTACTAACTTAAAGATCTTGTTGTTACCTGCACACAAAGTATAAGTAGAGCCGTCTTTGTCTACCAACTCAGCGATAGTCTTGACATCAGCAGTACCTAAGGCAGCTAACGTGCTATGTTGCTTACTCCAACCCTTACGAGCACCTACACGACCATACTGATCGATGATTGCATTGTTAGCAACTAAAGCGAAGCCAGAGGCCAGATCAAGCGATGAGTCCTGTGTGTTCAGGCCCATAAAGCCCGGAGCAGTAATCGAGAAGGCTTGAAGTTGTTGAGACATTACGCTGGAATCCAAGCATCATTTTCAGGGGAACGAGCGAGTTCAATAGCGATGACATCAGCTAAGGCTTTCTTAGCTAAAGCATAACATTCAGAACTACTCAAGCCACCGTCTTCACCACGTTCAACTAAAGCTCTAGCGAGAGCACCTAACACGATAGGCTCCTTAGCTAACTTAGTTGTATCTGCGTCAGCAGTCATGTCAGTTTCTGGCACGACCAAGCTAAAACGAATACTACTAGTCTTAACTGGGATAGGCCACAACATGACTTGGGAGTCACCATTGCTATCTACACCTTTAAAAGCGTATTCGCTAGGGTCAGCATTTTGAGGTGAGGCAGTACTGAATACTCTCTTCTCAATCTCATTGACTGTACTAGGGAGCAAAGAACCGTAGTCAGTGATGTCTAAGACGTTGATGACACGGAAACGAGTACCAGCGCCTGTTAAGCTGTAGCCAGTGTATTGACTAGCCGTTGTGGAAATAGTTACAGATGTGGTGAAAGCATCCCAATCGTAAGCATCGGAGCACTCACGTTTAGCATCGTTAACGAACTTCCCCACTAAGGTACTGAGAGTGTTCTCAGTTACGGTGGAGACAATAGGCTCACGAAGACGTACTAAGACATCATTCACAAGAGAGAGATAAGTAGGGAGTGCCATTATTAGATCTTCTTCTTGGCCTTGTTTTTCATGGTACGTTGACCACGCATGGGCATCTTAGCTTCGCTCAAGGCAATGGCGATAGCTTGCTTCTTGTCTTTAACGACAGGGCCACCTTTACCACTATGAAGAGTACCTTCTTTGTACTCACCCATAACCTTACCGATTTTCTTAGTTTGTTTCTTTGTAGATGTAGCCATTGTCGTTATGTCCTTATTACTTAAATATTCTATCAACGAAGAAGGTAACTACAGCGCCTACACCTGAGGCGATGACCATACCCATCCAGAAACCACCTTTAGACTTATTAGCTAACTCTAGAAGGCACTTAACGTCTTTGCGTAAGTCAGACACTTCACCCTGTAAGGATTCAACTTGTGCCTCTAACTTACCAAACTCACGAGCTGAAACCTCATCCATCACTCTGCCTCAAGTTGAGCTAATTGATCAGCCTTGCTAGGACGACCCATCTTCTTAGTAGCCACTACAGGAGGAGCTACTTCAGGAGTGACTTCAGGGGTATCCACAACCAATTCGTACTCAGGATGACCCTGCATGGAGTCAATATCGACTTGTTGTGTAAATGTAACAGTTTTACCTGTTTGAATATAACGGAATGTAGCTGACATGATTTTATCCTCTAATAGATAGACCAAAGGAGACCCCTTGTGAGGATCCCCTTCAGTCTAACTATTATTAGACAGCCAGAGCAACGCTGGAGTAGTCGCGCAACTCAGCCACACCGTACAGAGTGTCAGCAGTGAACAGAGTACCGAGGTATTCTTGTTTGTACTGAGTCTGTGAACGGATGCCAACTTGCTCAACCAACACGTAAGCGTCTTTGTGACCCATCAGAGCGATACGAGCAGCTTGAGCTGTACCTGTACCGTCATCAGCATCATTAGCAGTGTCACAGTTAGTAGACACATACACCTTAACGCCATACACGTCACCGATCTCGCCGTTACGGATGGTATTAGCACCACCTTGTTCGCCAACAAAAGCTTGTTCAGTGAAACGAGCCAAACCCATCAAAGTGTTACGGCTTGCTGGAGGAACGATGAAGAAACGACCGTCCATAGGAACGTCAGAGTCATCCAAACGCTGAATGGAACGACGAATTGCAGCGTCAGTCAAAGCAGCTTGGTTGTCAGTGCTGTAGCTATAAGCAGTAGTACCATCGGAGCCGATGAAAGCGCCTGAGTAACGAGCACCTGTGCCACCTTGAGCCAAACGGCCCAGACGGATCAAGTCAGTGTCCACTTGTTTAGCCAAAGCATAACCAGCGTCATCAGTGTAGAACGAACGCAAGCTAGACAAGGCTTGAGCTTCAACGATGTCCTCAATCATGCGGCTATATTCATAGTGCTTGTTGATAGACACGTTAACTTCAGACTCTGTAGCAGCGATCAAAGTCACTTGCGTCGATGCAGCCTTAGCGGAAGCTGAACCACGGGTGGGGCTAGGAATGTGAACTTTGTCACCTTTCTTGCCTTTGAAGCTCATTTTCTTAACGAGG